ATCTCTTGATAGGTTATCCACATATTTCTGTAGCTTATCGATAGCTTGCTTATCATTACCATAACTATTATTAACATGATAAGCGGTCCATTGTATTGGCAAATACTCTCTTTCGGTTTTAGGTATATATTGCCTTGTTACCCAATCCTCAAAAATAAAAAGATTTTCAAAAGGGTAAATCGTATTTATTGTTGGCGTAAATTCTGAAGGTACGTTTATCATAATTATTTTTTTATCCAAATTGCATCACCCCAAGAGTGATAATCGGAAGCCCATTTTGTTTCTACTCTATGAAATCCAAAAGGTAATAGAAACTCATCTAGCTCCTCTACCATTGGGCAACCCTTATATGTTTCTTGTCTATTAACCTCTAAGTAAAGTAAATCAAATTGAGGCAACACTTTTACAGAACCTTTTAACACTTCTAATTCATACCCTTGAGTATCTACCATAAATAGATTATACCAAGAAGGGAATTCTATACTATCCAATGTTACTATCTTAACTACTTGTGGGTCACCATTAAAAATCACTTCAGAATGTTGCTCTAAATGCACAAATGGTTCTAGCAAACTATTGCTTTGTCCTTGGTTGGTTGTATCTACACACATAACACCAATATCTGGCTTGCTTCCAATTGCTACGTTCTCTAGTTTTACATTAGAATCCCCTGCAAATCTTTGAACTAAAACTTCAAATGCTTCTTTAATAGGCTCTACATATAAGAAACCCTTTAGTCCACAATCAATATAGTCATCATGTTCTTCAGCCCAATGAGCGCCAACGTGAGCAACTCCATCTAATTTTATATCATACTTTTCAAGTATGGGTTTTAATGGTATCAGCATATTATACTTTTTGATTAATCCAGCTATATAATTTTTCCATTCCTTCACGAAGCGGTCTTGATGGCTTCCATCCCAACTTTTCTTCTATAAGAGTATTGTCAGAATTTCTACCACGTACACCTATTGCATTTGATTCTACATTTTTGATAGTTAAATTCTTTCCAGAAATATCAATAACCATCTTAGCCAAATCATTAATTGCAATCATTTCGTTTGAGCCAATATTTACCGGATGCACATAGTCACTATCTAACAATCTCATTACTCCTTCTACAGCTTCATCTATAAAAAGAAACGACCTAGTTTGTTTTCCATCTCCCCATATTTCTACTTCACCACCTTCTTCGGCAGATGCTACTTTATAACAAACAGCGGCAGGGGCTTTTTCTTTACCATTATTATAACATGATTCTGGTCCAAATATATTATGGAACCTACAGATTCTTACATCTAACTTATAGTTCCTTCTAAAAGAATCAAATAGTATTTCACTAAATATTTTCTCCCATCCATAAGGCGAATCGGGTGCGGCAGGGAAACAATCACTCTCTTTCAATGCTGCAATATCTTCTCTATCTTGAATATGCTCAGGATAGGCACAAGCTGATGATGAGAATAATATTTTCTTTACCTTATTCTTAGTGCAATAGTATACCATATTAAGATTTACCAATGCAGAATTATGCATCACATTCGCATCATTGTCTCCTGTAAATATGTAACCAGCTCCGCCCATATCAGCGGCCATTTGAATAACTAAATCAAAAGAACCGTGACCACCATAAATATCGCTTTGATTAGGCGCAAATGTAACTCTACTTACAAGTTCTGGATTCCTTAAATCACCAACTACAAAATGGTCGGCTTCTGTTTCGGAATACTCAGGTCTTTTTAAGTCAACACCTCTTACCCAATAACCTTCTTTCTTTAATCTTTTTACCATGTGGCTACCAATAAATCCACCTGCACCACAAACTAATGCTGTTTTCATGTTTATTTATTTAGTTTTAAATACCATTGCTTTCTAAACCACCATACTCCAAAATTATTTAGAGTATCTTCTGATTGTAATACATTTTCTGGATTGAAGCTTCTGTCACCAATATCATCTCTTACAAAAACTTTGGGAACCACTTCTTCAACTGCTCTACGTACTTCATCTGCATTATAATCATGCCCAGCTAGTATACATTCATCTTTCACTTTTGGATACCAAGCTCTAATTTCTTTTTTAGTTTCTTCGTAAGTGTGTGATGAGTCTATGTAGCAAAAATCAAGGTACCCATCATTAAATAAATTTACAGCTTCTAAACTACCAAAAGGAACCACTTCTATAAATTCACCTAATCCACTCTTTATTATATTTTGGTAGATAGTTTTCATTTGAAGGTATCCTCCATAATCCATATTATCTACCATATATAGCTTAAACTTCTTTCCAAGTCTATTGAGCTCTTGAGCTAAGAACAAGGCACTATCACCATCAGCAACCCCACACTCTAATACCTTACAATCATCTGGAAGCTCTTTTGCAATCCTTTGATAGAAATGCGGAAAATCAAACATTAAAAAATCACTCATAATTACATTTTTATAAAATAAGGGGGAACAATATCGCTAGTATCTAAACCATCCCATCCGGGACTAAACCAAAATGTAGGGAATATAACTTTCTTATTCTCGTTTCTATTCAACCATCCTCCCCACCAACTAAAAGTACTTGGGCTGCATATCTGATGCTCACACCAACTCATTTCTAATAGGTCTGATACCTCATCACTATTACCAGAAAATTCGCAATCATTTCTGTGCTTAAAGTTCTCCATGCACCACTGAATGTCATCAGAAAAGAACTTAAACTTGTATCCCGGAAATTCAGCCATAACCTTTTCATACCATTCTACTTTTACTTCTGGATGCTTGTCTCTCAGTTGAACATAATCACCCCTTCTAACATGACAAGCTACATATCCATCTTGTCTATTATATGGGAAATTAAATAGGTACAATATCTCGTTTCTGTATTCATCAAAATACTTTGCCGTTTGTCTGTAACCTTCTATTGAAATATTCTTATCTCTCCATTCTTCGTTAAAAGGTAGTTCTTCGTAACTATGCTTACCTTCCCATAAATTAATCTTCTCTAAGTTAGGGTTATAATTTGGGTTAACCAAATGCAAGCAGTATATAGGATTCCACTTTGGATGGTCACTGTGCGAAGGAACGGTAAAATCTAAATCATGCTTCAGCGCATAGGCTATAGCCGTTGCAGCTTCAAAGCACCAATTTCCCATTCTTCCAGCGTTTGTAAATGTTACCATAATTAAAAGCCCCCTACGACAAGACGGCTTAATTCACGCAGGGGGGCTTGAACGTCTTGTTTTCGGGGGTATGTCTTATTTAACAACTAACCATTTATTTATGAATTAAGCGATACTAAAATAATTAAATTATTTCATATTTCTAAGTTCTTCTTCAACTTTTTGATAAAATTCTGGGTCTATACTACAATTGAGCTTGTAATGTGATTCATCGTGAACCAAATGCTCATATTGCATCCCCGGAACTATATGCATTTTATTACCCCATTTAAACCAGTTCATGTTTTGGTATATACTATCAGAGCTATGTGGGTCCGTATTGGCATCCCAAACTTTTACATAATCCATTGCCGAAACAAAGTAGTTCATGCAATTTAGACAAGTTGCAAAAAACGGCCTATCCATATATTTAGCTACATTATCTTTAGATATAGTCATCCCACTAAATTCTGTATAGTCAAATAGGGGCTTTGCAAAATCAGGAGCTAGTATGGTCTTTTTATCCCAAGTTTGAGAGTATATCTTATCTATGTACGTTTCATCTATTTGGTTATCGCTATCTAAGAGTATACAGTAGTCTGTAGGAGAATAGCTTACGGCTACGAACTTATTAGCGTAGCAGTCTTGATTTGTAACATTTCTGTAAAGCTTTACTTTACTTAACTTGTCACATTCTTCTTTAAGTCTGGTATAAACATCAATATCACTAGCGTCATCCACTATAACAATGGTATCTATTCTAGCGTCATTATAAACTTTTTTAAAACTATTCAGGGTCATTTCTACCCTATTCCAAGTAGGTATACAAATACTAATCTGTTGCATTTTTAAAGATTTGATTCAGAAAATTTTTGATAATATCGTTGTTCTATAAATGGCTGCCAGTTTATTTCAGTTCTACCAATATCGCTATATCCGGGTCTTTGCGTACAAAGCAATGGGTGTGTTATGTAAGTATGGCCCCTAGGCTGTACGGTCTTTACTACCGAGTTATCTATGGGAGCTTCTAAGCCTGCTGAAAGTATTTCTTTCATCCCATCAAGTGATATAGCCCATGCGTGTGTGGCAAATGCCATATCTAACAAAAGAAGATTAGGAGATATCTTTGCCTTAAATCCATTTGTACACTGAGCACCTAAATATAGTATCTGCCAAGTAGGAGGTAGCTGTTTTACAACCTGCTCCATTGTATCGTTTGGATTTCCGCAGCTTTCTACAAACATTGCGTCATCTTCAAATATTAAAACAGATTTTAAGTTGGCAGCAACCGCATCCCTAAATATTTTTTCAACTGTAATTCTTAATCCTTCTGCACCGTTTTCATGTGGAGTTGCATTCACCAACTCGTATGGTATATTCCATTTATAAAGTTCTTCAGCTATCTGTAATAACCGGTCAGTTCTGCTTGGCAGATTTATAACAAATATTTTATCAAAAAAATCGGTCCACATTAGCGTGTTGGTTTCATGGCAAAAAAATCAGAAAGCTTAGTTTTATTCTCTACTTTTTTCAAGTTAACCTTTTTATAATAATCTGCAAATAAAGTCCATCCGCCTCCCATTACCAAATCCGATACTTCTGTATCGTTCACATTGAACTTTAATAAGCCATCATATTTGTCATCTATCAAATTAGGATATATTATCTTTCCGTCTTTACCACTTGTAAGTATATATTGCTCCCATAAGTTTACCATTAATGCTTTATTATCTGCATTAGGGTCAACACCATAGGTATCTTTATTAGGAAGTTTCATTAGAAACATTTCTAAATAATTATCAATAAAGAACTTACGTAAACCACCATCCATCTTAGCCTCCACCAATAACTGACCTCCATAAGCAAAACATTGTAGTGCCATGTCCATGTGGAAAAGCTCCACCATCTTAGGTCTTGCGTGGTATTTTGAAACAAGCATCCTGTCAAATATAGGGTCATTATCTCCTTTATCATATCTATTCATCACAAAGCTACTAGCTTTAGAACCTTCTCCTGATTCAACTACTGAGTTCTGAAAGGGGTCAACCGCACTTACGTACTGAACATAGTTCTTAGGTATAAACAAGCTACCTCTTTTCTCGTAAGTTTCTTCTGGAGTTTTAAAATCTTTAGCCCTATGCCATCTAGCACTTTCTTTATCGCATTTGTGCCAAATAGCCTTTGTAAAAGGTATTCCACCTTCCCATACATAATTACCATATTCAACAGCAGAGCTTTCATTAACCTTTGCTAGTTCATACAAGTCATTTAATACAACGGCATCAAAGTGACAATTATTGTTCCGAAGCATAAACATTTCCCTTTCATCAAAAGGGTTCATCCTTATTTCTTCCTCTAATTGTACGCCTTCTAGTTGCTTTCTTTTTTCTTCTAGGTACCTTTTGGCACCCATTTTTATATCATTCTCATCCAAATCACCGGCTCCAACATAATACTCAACTAAGAACTTGTATTGTTCTTCGGTTGGCTCATTTATAACACTCATCCCGAACTTATCAATAAATCCGAGGTACCCGTCATAGGCCGGAGCAAAATACTTAACTAATCTATTAGGGGTCTTTGCGTACTTGAAATGGTCTGCGCCATCCCACACATTCTTAAATTCCTCACCACCACTTGTCATACATTCTTAAATTCCTCACCACCACTTGTCATTGAGTTTGAGGTAGATGGACATTCTATAAAACCAACCCTTTTAGCACCCTTTACAAGAGTCTTGCTTACGATTGATATAAATGTAGAAAATGGATTTTCCTTAGCCCATTTTCCACCCTCATCAAATAAGCCTCTACTTAGTCGGCCTGAGTCATAAGAGTTCAAAGAAGGTGCTCTATAATCAATTCTAGACCTATGCCCTGTATCTGTATCTACTATACTACCTTTAGCACCTCTTACCTCTACTGATTTATGAGCAAATACCAATTCACTAACGCTATCTTTATTATTTAATTGCTTAGGCTTTAAAAATACTGGCAATTGTCTGTATCCAAACGAAACCATGTTTGTAAATGCCGCTTTAGCATCCACTTGGGTCTTACTTGTCAAACCACAAAAACTATTCTTATAGAATATACATTCGTAAACTAGATTAGATGTCGCAACTGATGTCGCACCCTCACGTCTTTTCTTACCTCTTACGATACCTAAACACCAAGGTGTTCTTTCCCAATGGTCCAAAAACAAAAAGTATCTTCTATCCGTATCCCTATAGTCAGGGTAAATATCATCCTCTAGTTTCCAGAAACTTAAATAAAAATAGTTTTTACCGCTTATGTAAGTGGGAACGCCATTGTTATAAAACCAAAATCCTTTCTTACATCTTAGGACTTCTCTATTGGCATAAGCTGCCTGTTCTGCATTTAACAATGCATTACCTTCACTATCATATTCTACAAGTGATAAAAATGATGGTATATCTTTACGTCTCCAATATTGCTCATTAGGGTCATCTGTACCCCAATTCTCTATTTCTGACGCATCAGGTCTTTCCGGAAGTATGATTTCCGAACCGTATATTTTTATGGTTTCTGGCATAGATTATTTTCTGCTTTCAGCAATGGTTTCTACAAATGGCTTTTTAGCAATATCTTTTTGCTCATCACCTGTAACACCTGCTATTGCACCTAACGCAGAAGCGGAAGATGATATTGTTTCACATTTCTGAAGAATAGTTATAATCCTATCAAAAGACTTACTATCCTTGCTATCAATATCAATATCCTCTAAATTTTGCTTATTCAAAGTATTAGCCATTTCGCTCATCTTTCGCTGTAAGGCGTAGTAAAGCTTGGCATCCCCGTTCTCATAAACTTTTTTCTGAGATTCAGAATATTGTAATTTCTTTTCTAAATCTTTGATTGTGTGTTTTAGTTCTTCAAGTGTTTCCATGTGTTAATTTAGTATTATATTCGGCATCCCTACTGTGTATTTGCCTTCATCTGTATGATTACAAGCGGTCAAAGATACAACAGTAAGCTGCCTTTTATCATTAGTTAAATCCAAGACAGCGCTATCCTCTATACATATAGGGAATAGCGTGTCGTTTGCAAATATATACATTTCTGTGTCACCATCAAGGTCTGCTGTCAATTCTCTGAAATCTTCTAAAGTCATTTAATAAACTTTTTTAATGATTTTCTAAAAAATGAACTTTCTTTAGATTTTGTCTTTTCCTCTATTGTTTTTTTATCTGATTTGTAAAATTGTGGATATAAGTCAGTAAATTGTTTTTTCCCATTATCATAGCCTTCTTTATATAATATATTTAATGCTTTTAATTTATTTTCTTCCGACAATTCACTATAATACTTATTACTAAATCCTTCAAATCCTTCCAATTTAGCTCCATCATTTATAAATGGTGCGACTAAATTTTTTCTAGCTTGACCAACTAAAATTTCTAATTGCTTAGATTGAGAATTGTTTAATTCAAAACCATTAACCTCTGGCTTTACTGATGGTGGTAAAAATGAAGTGTTATTTGCTTTTTTGTAATCATCATATACAGGTTGAGCAAAATTGTCCTTATTGCTAGAGCTTATTCCAAACAACTTCATAGCAAAATTATCCTTTCTATCTAATACATCACCCCATACCCCTACTTGAGAAGTAGGATATTTATCAGATAAAGCTCTTAATGTTGATGACCTAGTAAGCATATTGTTCTTCAACTGCTCCATAAATGTATCAGCTTTTTGCTGAGAGTAATATGGTAATTGAGCCCTAGACATCTGAGCAAACATAGCTGGTTGAACAATATTTGTTCCCATGTTTATCAAATTCAATGCATATGAATCAGCAAAACTTCCACCTTTATCTATTGCCGTTAATAAACCAGATGTATTTGAAAATACTCCATTTTCTATTAATTCCATACTAGATATACTCATACTAGAGAACATATCCTCCATAAATGACATACCATTTTTTCTTTGCTCTGGAGTCATTTCTTCTTTTTTGATTGTTTCTATGTTCAATATATTACCAACATTACCAAACCATTTTAAATCAACATTTAAGCTGTTTTTTACATCATTAGGATTTTCTCCTCTTAAATACGCATTTAATTTAGTTACATTAATGCTATTTTGTTGTTCATATGTTTTTTCTCCTTGTCTTTCTTTTTTAGTTGTATCATCTGCTCTATTACTAGCGTTTATTATTCCATTTGAAATCAACGCTCCAGCAACACCAGTTAATGCAATACCCGTAACACCGTGAGCAAACCATTTTTTTGATTGCTGAATATCAGATGCTGAACGTGACTTTATTGCTCTTGCTCCGTATATAGCAGATTGCAAGAAAGCAACTTGTGGATTAGCTAAATTATATACAGACCAAGATGCATTTAAAGGTATTTTTAAATAAGGCATATTTAATGTTTTAATTGCCTTTACAACACCTTCAGCACCTGCACCATAAGAAGATGCAATATTAACAGCCGAATTAATTACTTCATTTACTAAGTTTTCTTGCTGAAACGTAGATTCCTCACCTTGCTTAATAATTCTTTCCTGTATTTCTTCAGCTTTTTTCATTGCAACATCATCAGAAAGACCTTGTTTTTTAAAAACACGATAAGCTTCTTCTTTTGGAAATTCTAAAAAATACTTATAATCAATATCTTTTAATCCAAGGTTCTTAGCAAATACTGCCGCTTGAGCACCTTCCGCCGCAAATCTTTGAGGTTTATCACCAATATTCAAAGCTCTAGCTACTATCTCAGCAGGTAAACCCACTGTTGCCTGAATTGATTTGTCGGCAACTTGAGCTGGCGTTAAATTCTTACCATTAAACTTCCAATCCCATAAATCTTTAGCAGATGTAAACGGATGAATTTGAGAGCTATATATTTCTTTTTGGAAATAATCCTTATTAGTTAATCCAGTAAATAATTGCTCTGTTGAAAGTTTGCCTCCCTGTAATGCCTTCTTAAAAAATTCTTTTTGTGAAGCAAGCACATTATTTTCTGGTAACAAAACTCCCGTTCCAAATAGCTTATTAGAAACCTTACTTCCTCCATATAAAATTTGGTCTAATACTGTCATAGAAACAGCATTTGGAAACCTTACGGTTGCCTGATTCCATATATTGAAGATAGGGTTATTTACTAAAGAAGGTATACCTAATGTATTTAATTGCATAATAGACAATAATCTATTAGTTACATTAGTCTTATTGTATACCATTTTATTTAATTCAGTAGCTGATTTTTCAGCTTCTTTTTTAGCCTTCTGGTATTTTAATAAATTCTGTTCACTTCTATTTCCTTCATTTCTAATTGACTCCGCTAAATCATCAACTGCATTAATATCATTAACAAGCTTTGTTATTTTAGCAGCTTCTTCAGGAGTAACTTCACCATATCCAATTGTTTCAGCAATAATCTTTTTAAAATCATTATATTCTAAAGCCCCATTTTCAACAAGACTTTTAAAAGATTTTCTAATTATCTTTTCTTTTTGACTTTCATCAAGACCTTTTAACTTCTTTCTAAACTTATCAAGTATTTTATTTTTAGCATCTTCAGGAAGTTCTTCTTTTTCTCTTTTACCAGCTTTACCTTCTATTGAAGATAACTTTGCTTCGTATTCTTTTCTAAACTTCTCCTTATCCCAATCTTTTACCTCTTTAGATATATGCTCAATAGCTTTACCTACAGCATTAACTACGCTTTCTCCTGCTAATACAGATTGTTTCATTACTTCTAAAGCTCCATTAATAACTTTAGGAGGAATAGGTACTGCGTATAAATTATTGCCTTTTAATTTAGCATTTTCAAAGAAATCTTCAATCTTCTTTCTGTTTGCTTGTCTTTGAGCTGCTCTTTCTTCTTTTAATCCTTTTTGTACTTCTTCACCAATTAAAGATTTAAACTTAGGGTCTTGAACTAATTCATCAAAAACCTCTTTATAAGAATCTTCTTTGCCTTTATACCATTTTTTAAAATCTTCGGTTCTTCTTTCGTTTTCTACAAATTTTATTCCTAATGGAGATTTTTTATAGAAATCAGAAATGGCAGATATGAACCTACCTTTAGACCTAGCTGATTCATCAAATCTAATTGCATAATCAGCCCATTGTTCAGCATATTTAAGCTTTTCTTCAGGCGTCTTTGCTTCAGTTTCTTTAATGTAAGTATCGTTTATAGCTTCACTAAATATAAAAGAATTTACATCTCCGTGAAACTTATTAGATTCGGCTAATGTAACTGCATCATCTGTGCCATATTCTTTAATTATGTTTTTAGCAATGCTTTTGGCTTCTTCTTTACTTTTTACTTCGTATTTTAAATCATCCTTAAATTTCTCTTTTACAGAATCTGGTATATTTTCACTACTATTTATTCTGTTTAAGATTGATTTATCATTCGTTTTAAGTTCTTCTATTTTGCCCTCCTTAGCACCTTTGGGCTGTGCTTCTTCTGCTTTGGCTTTGCCTTCTCTGGTAGGCTCATCCCCTTGCTTTCCTTGTTCCACTCGTTTACGTTCACCCCCTGTGCCTCCATCTCCTTCCTGTTTAGGTTGAAGTACTTCTGCTGCGCTTTGCTTTTGTACGGCATCTTGTATATTTTTAATTGTTTTTGAATCAAAATTACTATCTACTATTTCAGACATTTGGGCATCTGTTAGCTCATCGGCTAATGGCTTAAATTCTTCAGGTAGATTATTTCTTACAAAATCCTTTTTCTTTTTATTAGATTTTATTTTTTCGTATTCTGCCTGTCTTTCGCTTTTAGTAGGTTCAGACGGTTTAGCCTCTGAAGGAACTCCTTCTTTTGCTCCGGTTTCAGTTGATTGAACCTTTCCTTCAGGTCCTGCTTCTGTTGTTTCGTATTCATAAAGTAAATTTTCTACGTTATCTAATATTTCTTGTTCTTCTTCAGGGGTAAGTTTTGATTCTTCATCTAAGAATTTATTCAATGCAACCTCATCCATTGGCTCTCCAACTACTTCCTTTTCAACACCTAATTTAGCTCTAATATCAGCCAATTTAGGAGCAAACCCTCCCATACCTTTATCATACAAAGGAATAGCATCTTCTGAAAGACCTTTTTCTAAAGCATCTAAATATTTGTTTGCAGCTTTACTAGGTATACCTTCTAAAATATCGCTTATAGCAGAATCAATTTGAGATGCGCTCATTCTATTGCCTGACTCAGATTTAATATCTAAGAAAACGCCAGCATCAGTAAGTTCTTCAAAAACCTCTTGAACATTTCTATTCCTTTCCGTAAGGGTTTTGCCACTAGATTCAACAACCCTATCACTATCAGCCCTATTATCATAACTAACCTTCGTAGGCCTTCCTGTTTTTTTACTAGGCATAGTTACCTTATCTCTTTCCGTATCAACAGTAAGGCCCAATTCCCTTGCTCTTAATCTTAAATCATTTAATTCGGCTCTACCTTGTGGGGTATTTTTATATCTACCGTTTTCTTTTACTCTTTTAAAATACAAGGTAGCATCTTGAACTATTTTGTTTTTAGCTAAAACATAATCTGTAACTTTAGTAGAAGATTGCCTCCTTTCAATAGATGCAAGTCTTTCTGCTTCTGTCTTACCACTTAAAGTAACAATAGTTTCTCCTTCTTTTTGAGGAGGCTCTTGAGATGACAATAATTCAACTGTTATTTTTTTCTGTACTGGTTTTTCTAATAGAGGAGATATTAATTTATCGTACTTATTATATACTTCATCAAATTCTTTTACATCTGCTTCATTAGTTAATTTAGCTCTATCTACTTTACCATCTACTCTATATTGTTCTGCATTTGGTATTTTAGAATCAAGTTCAGCCTGCTCTTGTTCTCTTAATTGTTCTACAGATTTTATTTCTGCAGGAGTTACTTCTGTAATAGAAAGCTCTTTAACTGGAATACCAGTATCGCTACCTTCAACAAAAGCATATTGACCATCTTCGGATATAGATTTTATTTTTCTAGGTTCAGCAAACTGGTCTGTTCCTTGAGATGTCCATTGAACCTTATCTCCAACTTTAACATCTCCTTCCATTACAGGCTCTTTTCCTGCATTAGCATCAGGTCTATTTTGATTAAACTTAACTTCTGCTAATTGGTTTCTAAAATTATCTGCATTATCTTTTGCCTCTCTTGCTTTAGCTTCAAATTCAGCTCTTTGATTAGGGTCTTGAGATTGTTGTGCTTGTTGAGAAAATTGAGAAGATAAATCTTCTGATTCTTTTATTTTATTATCTAAATCTACTTCTTGTTTTTTAAGTGGATTCAAAAGCTTATTTATTTCTTCAGCTTTTTCTAAAAATTCATTCTTTGCGCTTTCAGGCAAATCACTTGCTTTAAATTCCGCAAATCCATCTCTATTATTAATAACCATGTCAGCAACCTGCTTAACATTAGCCGCTCTAACAAGAGTACTAGCTTCTGCTATATATTTTGCTTTCTTTTGCAAGTCTGTAGTTTCTCTTGCTTTTTTAGCGGCTTGTAATGCTCTTAAATTAAATTCATCAGCGCTTCCTTTTGAATTATATACATCCACAATACTTTCAGGTGTAGCATCTACAAAGTTAGATACAGCAGCACCTTGTTTCATTGCTAAAGTTTCTTCTAAGGCCTTATTTAGTTTTGAAGTAGATTTAATATTTTCTGCTGCTCCTTTTAATCTAAATAACATAGCAACGCCTGCTCCATTCGCAATTTCATCAGCAGTAGCTAATCTACCTTCTAAACCTGCATTAGCATAAGGGCTAATTATACTATAAGCAAGAAGGTCTGTACCTAAATTAACAAGTTCTTTAGTTGGTATATTCCCTAATCCATACTGCTCAAGCTTATTCATAACCGACTTGGTAGCAACATTACTACCTGCTCCAAGAATCGCAAGCTCAACGCCTGTTTTCAACCCTCTGCCAGCCCCTTTTACGCCTTCTAATGAAGATTCCCCAATATCTTTACCTTTCTTTCTAGATTCTCCGTATGCAGATAAGGTCTCCTTAGTTGTAATGTATTTAGTAAAATTATTTAGTAATAGATTACCAGTTTTAGCTAAAAAACTTGCACCTTGAAATAACTTAGCTTCAGGTAATAAAGCTGCCCCTGCAATATCTGGAGCAAAACTAGCAACAGATGACACTGCCTTACCCCAAAATGTATTAGGCAAAGGATTGTTTGCAATAACTTCTTTCATCCTTTCCTGATTACCATGCAATCCTCTGATTACTCCACCAAGAGGGTCTAGCTCCCAAGGGGTAGGGATTGACTTCCCTGTACTTTTTTCTGCTTCTTTCATCACAGCAGATACATCAGGAATATAAGGATTTTTAGACAAGTCTTTAACTAATGTAGTAGCATCTGCTAATAAATTAGTACCTGCTAATTCAAAATTAGCAAATACGTTCTGAACTAAATTTTTAAGCTTCCATTCATCTTTATCCTCTCCATCTTCCTTTGGCAAATTAGTAGGTATCATCAATCCGCCACTCGTTTTTTGAGCAGGTTTTTCAACACCTTTTTTAAGCAAATCAATCTGCTTTTGACTAAAACCTTCTAATGGTAATTTTGATTTAGAAGGTGGTTGACCTACAGATTGTGCAGTAGATTCACTAATCTTCTTTAAGAAACTATTATCAGCTAACGAAGCACCTTGCTTTAAAAAATCAGGCTGACTTGGTAATGGTGATGGTGTAACCGAAGATACTACAGGAGTAGATTTTTTTTTTAAACTTCCACCAAATTCAGCAAATGGATTATCTTCTTTTTGTTTTATATTACCACCAAATTCAAGAAAAGGATTTTCTTGCTCTTGATTTACATTACCATCGGATTCAGGAAAAAAACTGTTATCTTCCATTTTTACTGTCTTTTTGCGTTTGGATATTTTTTCTTAAATGCTTCCCAATTTTTTTCAGGAATTACCCCCACCTTACCATCTAAGGTGATTGAAACCATGTTATCTTTTGGAGGCTTTGGAGCTGGAGCAGCCGGCTCATTTAATACCTTTGATTCTACTTTTTTATCACTACCAGTAAGACCCTGATAAAGTTGAGTAACTTTGTATAGTAAATTTTTATCACCTGGTATTAATGATAAAGGTGGCAATGGAACACCGTCAGAACCTTTAAGATAAATCATATATTCTGATGGCTTCCCGGATTTACCCGGAACAGGTTTATACTCAGAATATTCTTTTTTACCTCCATATAGTGTATAAAGTTTACCCAAATCATCATCTAATGCCTTAGTATCATTATTATTTATTGAAGATGTAATGCGTTTTATAAGATTATAGTCTATTTTAGAAGTCTGCTCTCCTGTATTAACCCTTATTACTGGTGTTTTAGAAACTTCCTCGGTAACTACTTCATGTGGTAATCTTTCTTGAGCTTGCTTATAAATAAAATTTCTAAACATAGTATCTTCTACAGCAGGGTCTTTATAATCAACTTTCATTTTAGCTTTCTCATCTTCCCATTCTTTATATGCAGCTATTTTTTCAGCAGGATTAGCTAAAACATAGCTCATCAGCTTATCATCTGCAACTTTCATTGATTCTATCTTTCCTGTTGTTGGATTTTTATATGGAACCTCTTTAGCTGTAACCATTACCGTAGGCATACCCTTTTCATCTTCCCCTACAGTTGTGAATGGGGTAACAGCAGCACTCCATTTAAAACCCTTAACTTCACCCTTTTTATTAGTGTAATTTTTATCACCAGCCCTTTCAGTAGGAACTTTACCCCATAAATTACGAAAAGGACTCGTATCTGTAACTATTGAAGCTAAAGTTTTCGGGTTATCAAATTGTTCAAAATAATTTTTATTTGGAACAACTGAAGAATAATTTTTTCTTTTTAATTCACCTGTTGCGGGGTCTACCTCTGTATAATTTTCTAAAAAAGATTTAGATACTAGAGAATTTGCTTTATTTATATCAATATTTGGATATATTGAATTTATATCCTTTTGACTCTTTTCTATATTGGCAGCTTCTGTTTTTGCCATATTAACCCACTGAACAAGGTCTGAAAGATTTTTATTTAAAAGACTTTGAAATTCTTCTGGATTTTTACCAATTAATTGATAGCCTTCATTTCTTATTTTTTGTAATTCTTTTTGACTTATTGAATTTACTTGCGAATTAGGGGTAGCGAATTGAGGTCCAAAATCAGTTTCCTTGTATAATACTCCAAGATTCCTCATCCTATCTTCTTCCGCTTTCTTCTGAGCAGCCTGCATTGCTCTCATTTGATTTTCATAATCAAATTCAGCTTTTCTATCTTGTCTAGCAATAGCTGATTGCAAAACTTGACCCGGAGCTGGGAAATAGTTAGGTAAAGTAAATGCGTAGTCTGCGTTGTTATATCCGTCTGCCATTATTTATCCTTTTTATTTAACTTTTAAGTTAAAGATGAGTTACCAGTTTTAGATAAAAAATTTCCATATTTCATTGGGTCTTTTAACATACCAAACTGCATAGCTCCTGCTCCAATATCCCCTATAGCTCCAAATATATTTTGCATACCTGATTGTCTAAGAGCAGCTTTTGCTTGATTATCCATTTGGAATTTCTGAGCCATACTTTCATAAGCTTTATCTCCTTCTGAAATCGCTCCTCTGTATGCTTGACCTAAATTAGTAAGTAACCCTGCTTTACTTTGACCTTCAGCAGCAGCTAAATTAGAAAATGCTTCATTAGTTCCGCCTTGCAATCCTGACCCAACAGCTAATAACTGAGAAGCATCAGTTGCTCCTCTTTGTGCGTTTGAAAATAGATTAGACTGAGATTGCATGATATTAGATTCAGCTCTCTGTGCTCCCGGCATACGACCATAGAACATATTTTTATTTACAGCTAAATTCTCCTGCGCTAATGGATTTTTTTGATATTGCTGAAAGAAAGGATTGATTTGATTAGCAAGCTTATTCTGCTTTGCTCCTGCAAATATTTTACCTAATGCACCAAGGCCGCTTGTTATAGCACCTCCTACCATGAATGGGTCCATATATATCTAATTTAGATGTTTAAAATTACTATTTATTTTTCAAATTTAACTATTCAGCCAAAATAAAATTTTGACCTCTTGATAAGTTAAATCCTACGTCTACAAAATTAATATAAATTATTGATGAATACTGTTGAAATTCAGCCATTATTTGAGGTATTTGTGAAATCACAATATCCCCTGTCATTAGCTTTTGGTCAGGAGTTCCTGTTGCATTTGGAGACAATCTATCTCTAAATAACCTACCGTACAAAATACCTTCTTGGCTCACATAATCAGAGCTTGTTAAGTCTGTTATTTGAGTATTAGGTAATGTAGTATAAACTACAGTAAAATTAGGCGCAACGCTAGTTTCCATAACTATTTCAGACATATCCTTCAATCCGCTTAATGGCTTATTAACCACCCAACAAACTCTAACTGGATACTGAGTACCAAACCAAGTGTTCCACGTGGAAGTATTTGTATTGAACTCGTAAGGAGCGCCATTTTTAAAACCAAAGAACCTATTGTCAAAATACTCGTACTGCTCGCCCATAAATTGATAATCACTAATCCACTTGTTTTCAGATAAATTAAATACTACTGATTTAGCCAAATTATCAGATATATCAAATCTATTGATAATGGAACTTGCGTAAGCCGGAACTGTAGCGTAACTAGGTAATGTAGATGCGTAGTTCTCATAAGTTAATCCTACTAGAGATATACCAAATTCCTTATGGAATGGGTCTATAAATGTAGGCAAATGGTGAAATCCGTTGATATTATCAAGGTTATTATTATTAGCTGCTAAGTATCCTTTTGCGTAATTCTTAAATAAACGCTCCATTTTAAAGCTACTAATAGGGAATAAGCCGTTTGAACTATATTGAACTACTTGACCATTGTTTAAGTCATAGAAGAATATATTGCCTAAATATTCAACAACTGTTTCTGGAGCCGTGGTTCCATACATACCTTTTAGTACGTTTATAGTACCAATTACGGCGCTATCTTGAACTAAAGATGAATTAGAAGAAGAACCAACTAATTGAACCTCACCTAAATAGCAAGAAGCTGTCTGGAAAGCACCTATAGAAAGCATAATAACACCCTGCTCGTTTGTTTTAGAAGCAAGCTGTAGTTTTTGTATAGAACCCGTGCCTAATGGTACATTTTTAAAGTTTAATGCTTCAAAAGTGCTTAATCCATTATTTGCAGTTCCAGCAGTATATACATTTGAATACCTTATTTCATGCTCATTTCTAGTCTGTCCAAGCGTAGTTATAAAGTTAGGCCACCCTGTATTTGTGTTCCAGAATTGCCACATACTATCATTTGGAGACATATTTTGAGTATAGTATAAAGCAGAAGAAGTATCTGTCCTTTCTAATGTATAAACATCTCCGCTTATTTGTCCAGCAAGTGTGCTGTATACTCTTGATACAGTACCCGGATTTGTTATTGCATAGCAATCAGAAACTTCAAAAAATGGTTCATTTACAAATGTTTTCTTAGGAGTATATATTTCAATAAAGAAATTTGAGGTAGTAGCACTAAGCGCACCAAGGTCCTTGCCATCAACAAGAATATAATTACCATCTTGGCCTATTATCCTTAAATTGCTAGTCGGTGTTGATGATATATAAATCTTAACCATATCACCTTCTTGGTAATTATAACCTATACCGATTGAGTTAAGTGGTGATATATTTAAACCAACAGCGTATGTTGAACTAGAAAAAGTGCCACTATAAGTCAAATCAGTTGTGCTAGTTGAACGAGTTGCATATTGTGCTCCTGCTATTTTAACCTGTAAAAATGCTGTGCTATTTAAATTCTTAGTACTTAATATTTGATAATAGTGAGCCCAATCAGGTATTTCATTAAGAGCGTTTGAATTACTTAAAGCCCAATTCAAATAACTAACAAATGATGATTGTCCAACAGAAAAATCAGGTATATTATAATTAGTAAATTCACTTACAACACCACACTTCCTTCTAAATCTATCATAAAAAGCTATAGATATATTATAAGAAGCTCCTGTTTTATATATATTCTGACTAATAAACTGTCCCGTGTTATTATTTATAAGTATATAATAACCTCTTGGTAAAGTATATGCAGATGATAAATTAGCGTAATCCCAATCATACCCTGTTGTATTAGGAGAATATGTAGATGTAAAATTATTTAAGAAGAATGTTAAATTGTAATCTTCAATTGTTACATCTGCTAAATTTAAAGGAGTAGGAATAAGAGCCGGAGGAGTATTCCTATATGTATTGTAATAGAGAACTTTATTAAAATAAGAAGAAGTATACATAAAGTTAACCTCCTCTACGGTAGTATCATAAGGGAAAGCTATTCTCTTAATTGGTATATAATAGCTAGTCACCTCTGAGCTAAATGTATTGCTCGCAGGTGATGTATTGGTAGAATTAGGAATAGTTAAACTTGTTTCAACAGGAGTATCATAACCAGAAAGGTTATTACCCATAAACAACCTACTTGTTGCTGTTTCTAATGTTTTTGTTAATAAAGGAACAGAGTCAAATGGTATATTAGATTGACTTGAATCTAAATTAGCGCCTGCTATGTTATTATAAAAATCAAATGCCAATTGTGCGGTTCCAGCATTGTGCGCATTGATAGCAGCTAAATCATTAGCATTTGCTTTATCAAATGTTTTAACAATAAATATTACATTATTTAAAACATCTTTAGCGCATATATTAATTCTTTGAATTTCATCTTCAATATATTCAGCATAAGGTAATTCTGCGGCTATGTAATTAGCATTACTATCAGGAGAATTAAAATTTAACAAGTCACTAAAAGCAGAAAGTCTAGATTTTTCATCATCAACAAACTCATAGTAATAGCACATTTGAAAAGCAGACCTTTCAATAAAATTATTATTATAAGTAGCATCATTTGATTTAGCTACTTGCAATGAATAAAATGGAGGGCGTCTAATTACAGTTAATGTGGTATATGGTAATCCATTTGGGTATAAGTTATATGCAGTTTCTTCTGTTTGATAACTTGCATGGTTTGTTTTTATACCCTTGTCTATGTTTATTTTCTTTGGCTCATTATAATTATCTGACCAATAAAGAACACCATTAATTACTCTGCAGTTTTTGTCAATTCTGTAGTTCTTATTAAAATTAAGACCTTCTTGAACCTGACTATCGTATATAACAGCGTAAACTTGATTATCTACAAAATCAAAACAATAAATTCCGTGGTCACCAAATGTGTTGCATATAAACCATAACATTCTTTGACCTTCCGTATCCACACAACTACCTATACAAATATTAGTTCCGTATGGGGGATAAACCGCTTGAGAAATAAGTGTAGTACCCGGAACATTTTCAACTCTAGCATTACGGCCATATTGAGTAATACCAACACGACCATTCATTATTCTTAAATACTCATTATCTTGTAATAAATGCAATGAATCATCCTGATTCAATCCGCCAGTAAATATCTTTTTACTTCTAATCATTTAATTAGTATTTAGGAGATGCTTGACTATTCTTTTGAACAATTCTTTTAATTTTCTCAACGCTCCAATCAGCTTTTCTAGCTCTTAGGATTTTTCTTTCACGCACGTATTCGTTTTGGGCCATTTGTCTTTCGCCCATATTATAATTTCTATTATTCTCTCTAGTCTGCCAACCAATATAAGCTTGTATCGTTTTTATAGCGTATGGGTCTATTTGAGTAGCCGCATCAGCCTCTTGCCCGTCTGATACATATTGAAGTACAATATTTTCAACAGAATAAGTTTGGTCTAATTGAATTTGATTTCTTTCTTTAAAAATTTGGAAAGTATCTTCTTGATGTCCTGCGCCAAAACCAAAGCTTCTACCAATATTTTCACCGTAATCATTGTATCTTACGGTAAACCATTGAGCATAAGGCAATGCGCCATAATATAATTGAGCAGAGTTTGAATCTGAAGAAGTCACATTTTCATTCCAAGGCTGCTCTGCAAAATTAAAATTTTCATTCAAATTAATAAGAGGATTTAACGTACTTGTAGGAGTCAATGGTCTGATTCTTTGTCCAACCATAACACCAACTGTAACATAATCTTGATAATCACTTGGCAATTCTGCTGCATTAATCGTTTGGTCTACAGGTAATATTTTTGTATTAATTACACGTAAATCATCAAATGTAATATCACGTAAACAATCTGCTGCGTAAACCAAAGACTGCATATACCAATGCAATGGGTATCCTTTTTTTAATAGGAAATTTTTTACTATATAATCTAAAGATGCGGTAGTCATTTTTAATTAATTTTATTTGTTGCTGCACTATAGTTGTCTACTATTCCAGTTTCTGGTGTAACAATTGCGAATTTAGCATATACCTTTTCTATAATTTCATCTTCAGCTCCAGCAGGTATGGGTAATGGGTCTGTATTTGAATAAAGTGAAATATCCATAACCACCAAGTACATATTTACTGTACTAACCCCCAATAGTGTAATATCTTTTGAGAAAACAACAGTAAAGTTTCTTAACTCATACCAAACACTACCTAACAAATCATTTAATAATTTATCTGCTCTTATTAAAGCTCCTTGCCCTAAAGGAACAGGAATATAGTCATTGTCATTTTCATCAGTAACACGATATACCCCCATATTTCTAGGAAGGGATATTGGCATTACAGGCAATGTAGCTTTTGCTCTTTCTCCAAAACTTGTTACCGGAATATTTTCATAATAAGCAACCATTAGATTATCTGGAATAGTTTCACCGGTAGGTAAGGTAGCTGAATAGTACTGCATTTGAAAAGTTGCATTAACAACTTGCTCAATCGCTTTTACCACATCTTCCATTTGAACAGGCTGGTTGCTATCTCTATAACCACCAGCTAATCTTGTTAGGATTTGTTCAGCCATTAAATATTTAGTAGTGCCTGCCATTTTTATTTAGTTTCTTGAGTTTGAATCTGAGCAAATTGCTGAATATCTTGTTCAGCCATGTTAATACTCCAAAACTTCAATGCTCTTGATATAATATTGTTGATATAAACGTCTGTAAATTCTAATTGTGTGCTAGTATTAGGGTCGTAAGTTATAGTTCTACCTGATTGCGTGTATCCCAAAACAGGAGTAGCTGGCCTTCTCAAGTAATTATAAAAACCAGATTGAGTAGCCGCAGGATATAATCTAAATCCAACTGACGCATCAATTGCAATAGGATTGCTAGTAGAAACAACTCTTAATTGACTTTTTAAAGCTAACGCTAATTCATCTTCATTCAAAAACCTTACATTGTTGATTGTGCTGCCACTAACAGTATAAGCACCACCAATTAAATGCAAGTAATCAGCATCAAAAGTTACTAATCCTGTTGAATCTGACGTGAAACTTTTCTGAACTCTTAATTTTCGTATTGCATCATGAATTATTTGTGTTGCACCATAAGTTGAAAACCATTCTTCAGTCGCTTCTAATTGTGCATTATCTAGCGTTTGCATAGCTTCATTTACAGTTACAAAAACTCCACGTTCTTTACGAACAATGAATAGCATTTGATTGTATATGTCATTTATATTATAAGCCATCTTCTTCCTCCCAAATTCCCAGCGCTCTGCGGGATTTTATTAAATAATAATTTTTACCGTTGTATTCGTATTTCTCCAAATACTTCTCCTCAAAACCAACAACATCACCTTCTTTTAAACCAGAATCTTCTGGAGCTGAAATAACTTTAGCTCTATCTCCAAGTCTTGCCTTGAATGTGCTCTGCGGCAGCTCTATTCCCATTTGGGTTAATACTTCTTTTGGAATATCTAAATCTATTGGCTCAAGAATAATTCTATCACCAACTGTTTTTAATTCTTCACCATCAAACTTCGCATAAATATCTCTGTACGAAGCTTTCCATACATCACCAGTTCCTGTATCTACAAGGTTTGTAAAAAAGAATTGCTGAGTTTCACCAAAACTAAATTGAGACTTCCATCTGCTTAATTCACTTTCAGAACCTTGGCATCCATGGATAAAATTACCACGATTGTCGCTGAATGTTCCAGACCAAGTATGTGTAATCTTGCCCGGCATTGCTACAATGAATATTTTTTCACCCTTACCATTAATAAATTTCTGATAGTACGGGCTATCTTTTGTAACTTCTGTAAAATAAGCTCCATCTGATTCAAATTTTCTTTCAGCAACTACTGAATAATCAAATAAAACTTTATCTCCAACTTTTAATTTAGAAACTGTTTCAGAATATTCTCCTTTAGGGTTTTCTGGCAATGCTGCTATTTCACCAACAACGGTTGCGTTCCATTCTGGTCGGAATGAACCGTCTAGGTATAACTCTAAATCACCTACTTTGATTGTATCTTGAATAGGCTTGTCTAAATTAAGAAAAATATGGTTTATCGGTTGTGCGCTCATAGATGGTATAAAATTAAGTTTTTTATAGGATATAAAAATAAAATGCCCCCAAAATTTTGAAGGCATTTTAAATAATGGGTTAAATCATTAGATTATTGCGTCAATATAAAGCTCATCAGGAATAAGTCTAAACTGCTGTCCGTTAACCTCAATGTCAACTCCTACAGTACTAGCAAACATAATTTTATCTCCTTTTGCAACATTTTCAGCCTCTTTACCAGCCATTTCTACAACTCCTGTGATAAAGTCTTTTTGAGCTGTTTCTGGCAAGTAAAGACCACTATCTGTCCTATCTTTAGGGGCATCTAGTTTTACAAGCACTCTTTTGCCTAATGGTGTGAATTTTTGTTTCATTTAATTTAATTTAATTTATTTACAAAAGTAATCATTTATTTCCAATTATGCGGTATATCCATATCAATTCCCATGCCATTCATTGCGTTTCCATAAACCCTGACTTCTTCTGAGTAATAATGCTTAACTACGCCACCTTTTAGCCTAACAAGCCATACCGAGTTTACATTTAACCCATAGTCAATCAATAAAATACATTCACCAGCTCCATGTGGAGTATGAACTTTTATAGGGGTTGAAAATTCATGTATCATAGCACAAAATATAAATATAAAACAATCCAACTAATTGTTGCGGAAACGGATAATCCAATAATAAACGACAAAATATTGAATTGGAACTTTTGATACTCTTTTCCAGCATAAAAGCCCATTTGGTAGTATTTTTTGTTTACATCATTCATTGTTATTTTTTAAAACCCTCACTGCGTAATACTTTCCGTTTATACCCTTAATTCTTTTACCAACCTTTCTATTTTTAAAAACAGCGTCAATTTTAACGCCAAGTAGGGCTGCGACCTCAGCAGCAGAATCTAGGGTAATAACCTTCTTTTTTCTTTCTTCTAAATCCAAGGAGCAATCATAAACCAAGTGTGTCAGCTCTTTTTCTATTTCACCAACAAACTCTGCTTTCCCTATATACTGCCTTGGATTATTTTTACTTGATTTAAAAGCCATCTATCTATTCGTTTCTTTTTCTAAATATTCTTTCATTTTTTTGGTAGCCTTTGCGTTCTTGTCTATTCTAGGATTAAACCTATAGTCGTACCATGTTACATAGTTACCAAACTGGTCTCTACCTTCCATTTTAACACGGCTAACAACACATCCAAACGGTTTCTCCACCTCTCTTGGTATTTCCCTAGCTGGATTACTGTAACCAGTAAGTTTAATAGAATTACTTACATTGATAATATCGCCTTTCAATAGCGATTTGATTAAAGCGCATTTCTTGTTCATGTGTATTTGGTTTGATTTAGTTATTTTCCTTGACCTCGGTACTTAGAAACGGATTTTTGTTTTGGTCCTCGTGTTTTTTGTGCTTTTCCGCCCTTTCTTTTCCCGAAGCTTAGTTTTACTGAAGTTCCTGTAGCTTTTGCCATAAATTAATTTTTAATAAAATTAATCATTTTTACAAAACTACTAAAATTTTTAATTTAATTAATAGTTAATTTAAAATGGAACTTCTTCACCTTTTTCAGACTTGCTGCTGGATAAAAGTTGCAAGCTAGAAACTCTAACCGATAATTGCGGAACTACTTCGTTAGCGCTATTAGAATAAGTTTTAGCTTCTGGCTTCCCTTCTAAGTAAACCTGAGTTCCCTTTTTTAAGTAATTTCCTAAATTAATTTTTTCGGTCCAATACGCACAACTTACCCAAGTTGTTTTTGAAACTTCTGCATTGTCAGCGTTTTTGTATTTCTCAGTGTGTGCAACTGAAAAATTAATTACGTTTTTTCCGCCAACATTGTTGACTACTGCATCTTGTCCTAAATTTCCGATTAACTGTAACTTTAACATTGTGTTTTGTTTTTTATATTATTAAAAATCTATTTGACTAATATCATCTATAACACCTTGGTTATCCCAATTAGGTGGCAAGTCTAATTTTGCTTGCTTACCCTTCCAACTATTCCAAAAATCATATTTCTTTTTATTCAAAATATCCTGAATAATATCTCTACCCTGAACAAAGAATCTTCTAGTATTCCATATATACTCAATTGTCAT